GTACAAAGCAGCGCTGGAGAAGGCGGGCAAGCGCGTGGTGGTTATCACCGGGTCTGACAGCGCCAAGGAGAAGGACCGCAAGCGCCGCATGTTCAATCCCGAGACCGGCAAGGCCGAGGCGACTCGTGGGCGATGTGCTGGTAAAAGTGCTCACGCAGCGCCGACTGATCCTTGCCGGACAACTCCCCGATCTGCTTGTAAGCCGCAGTGCCTTCTGGCGTCTCGGCTAGCGCGCGGTGCAGGGCATCCACGGAATGCTGATCGACGGCCACCTTCTGGCTGTTGAGCGTGGAACGATCGCCGCCCAGCGCGGCCACGTGGGCGTCCGCGTAGCCGTCAAACGTCTCGGATAGGGCATCGGCCCGCTGCTGCTTGCCATCGGCGCCCTTGAGCGGCGCTACGGCGTCCAGGGCCATTCGGTAGTCCTCGGTGCGGCTGGAGCCGACCTTCTGGAAGAAGTCAGCGGACTGAATGTCGGACAGGATGTCGCCAGGCGGATCGCCGTCAGCAGCCCGCGCGCCAATGTAGGTGCGCAGAGAAGCCTGCAAGTCATCACCGGGCTCGAATGGCTTTGCCAGCCGCTCGGCCACGCCAGCCTTCACATCCATCACCAGGTCAGGCCGGTTTGCTACACCCATGGGCAGCCAGCCGTCCTCATCCTGGTCGCCGCGCATGATCGCCACGTTTCGGCGCACCTGCGCCACGTCCTCGCGGTTGACGGGGCTGGCCAGTCGCCCCATGCCACCCGGCGTGACCGTGAGGAACATATCGCCGTCTGCGCGTTCCAGCTTGTAGTCGCCAGGCATCAGACCGATGGCGCGAACCTGCTGGATGGCCTGATCTGGCGCGACCTTGCCGAGCGACACTTGGAAGTCACCCTTGCCGGGCGCCTTCATGGCGACCACCAGCGCGGCGTTGGCTTCCATCTCGCCCAGCGCTTGACCCAGTATGCGCTGGGCATCCCCGACCGCTGCGCGGCGGCGCTGGTTCAGTTCTTGAGCCACGGCGAGGTCAGCACCTTTGACGGCATCATCGGACAGCGTGATGGCCTCGGCGGCGTCAGTCAGGTCACGGGCCTTCTTCAGCGCCTCGGTGCTTGTTTTCATGTAGTGATTGACGTGCCAGTCCTGTATGCCATCAGCCACGTCTTGAATTTCATTGGGCTGCAGGTCAGCGTGGAACCGGCGCGCCAGCACCTGCGCGGCACCGGCCACCCCCAGCACGTCCAGCACACTGCGATCCACCAGCGCGTCACCACCGACGGCCAGTGCCAGTGCATTGATCGAGTTGTAGGCTCCGACGCCGATGTGGCCGCCAAGGGTTTCGTCTGTCTTTGCACCGGCGATCTTTCCGACTTCGGACAGGAAGGCGCGGGTCTGCAGGGTGCGCAGGTCGTTCTGCAGGTCTTCCTGCACGGATGCATCCACGTCGTCATCGGTCTCCAAGACAAACGCCTTGGGCTCAGACTTCGCCTTGTCCACGTCGGCATTGGCATCGCGTGACGCCCGCTCGATCTGCTGCAGCTTCTTTCCTTCTTTTACCAGCTCCAGCGCGTCCTGCGCACTCAGCAAGCTGGCGTCAGCGTTGGGCGCGGCAGGCTCCTTGATGCCCTCCAGTTCCTTCTTGATCGCGGCGGCCGCCGTCGCGGGCTTGCTCATGGCAGCGGCGCGCTGCTCAGGCGTGAGGCCAGCGGATTTAATGTCGTCAGCCTCGGCGGCAACAGCCTCTTTAGTGAGGCCTTTTGCTTCGGCGCGGCCTTTGTAGTCAGCCTGGAACCCAAGCCCGGAGCCAAGCGCCTTCACGGGGTCCAAGTCCTGAGCAGATACATCGTCCGGAGAATCGGAATTCAGCGGCAACTCGCCGACACCGGCGTCATCACGGGCAGCTGCATCGTTCACCAGCTTGTCGCGGCTTTGCTGGATCACGTCCTTGGCGCGCTTCAACAGCAGCGCGTGGTGGCGATCACGAACTTTGCCGCGAGCCTTCTCTGACAGGTGCTCGTAATCAGCCTCTTGAAACTTGAGGTCCGAATCACTCCACCCGGCCCGCTTGGCAACGGCACCGATTACGTCGCGCTCGGCCTGTTGGCGTTGATTTTTGATATTCGCGCGCGCCTCTTGTTTCGCCCCGTGGATACCTGCAGCCCTGTCGGCGTTTGTCTGCTCTTTTTTTTCTGCGCGCCTCTTGGCGGCAGAGGCTCCCGCCTCGGCCTTGTAATCCGACACGGACTTGACTCCGCGAAGCTTCAAATAGTTGAGGCTACCACCGGCGCCGCCAATGACGCGGGCGCTGCCATCTGGGTGTGGCTGTATGAGGACCGCCTGCCCTTTTGACCCCGCGCCATTGGGCCGAACCGTGATCCAGTGGCTACCAGCCGGGATGGCCGAATCAGACTTTAAAAGGAGGAATCTTCGCATCGCCAGATTTTGCAATCACGACGAAGGTAGTGCACCCGACCAGTTGCATACCAGTTGCAGGTATGAGTTAACCCGTGGCTTGCAACAGAGAAACCAAAGTGACCCCCGTTAATAAGCGCATCCGTCTCTCCGCACATGGCGTGCGTAGCACCCCGTCAGTTCACCGCACCATAAACAGCATGTCCCAAGACGCGGGCATGAGCCCGTTTCACTTTTTGCGGCTGTTCAAGGAGCTGATGGGCGAGACACCCATGAAGTACGCTCTTATTCAGAGGGTCAACATGGCGCAGCGGATGATCACCGACACCGATGAAGCGCTGGTGTGCGTTGCAGCCGAATGTGGTTTTTCCAGCCAGTCGCACATGACAACGGCATTCAGGCGAACCCTCGGGCACACGCCAGCGGAATACCGCGTCACTTCAGGTTCTCAGACAGCCACGCAGCAAAGTCCGGATCATCATCTGGATCCTGATCGGGCAGAACAATCCAGCGACCACGGCAATTCGGGTGCGCAAGGCCAGCCGGAATCCACCACATCTCGTGATCTTCGCGGTCCATTAACACATTGCCAACACGCTTCTTGGGCGATGCCGACCGCCCGATGTTGTTCTTGCCAATCCAGACCTCAGTGTCTCCGTTTTTTGACGCAGACGCCGCATCGACTACTGTGACAACGCGGCCGTCAATCGACCGGCAAAAGGAACAGGCGCCATCGTACTGCTCAACCCGCTTCAGCCGGGTTCCGGGCTTCACGCTGGCAACCATGCCTTGCAGCTGAGCCTCGCCAGCCTCGGTGACGGCTATCCGGCGCCAATCGCGGTTGAGGTCGCCAAAGGCGTCGAGTAACTTGGTTTCAAGCGAGCTAGTGCCAGCTGGCACGGCACCTGCGGCGCGTTGCTCCAGGTCTTGCAGCACAATGCCGCGCATTTTGTGCCGAACGGACTCAGACAAGGCGCGCACACTCTCGACGGCGCGCACGCGAGCAAAATCAAGCTGGGCGACCTGAGCGGGCTTCATTGTGAATTGGGTCGCAGCGGCCGCCACGGTGGAAGGCAAGCCAGCCAGCAAGGCATCAGCCTGCTTTGCGGTGGCAGCCTTGTCCATGTTGGCCTGCACCTTGCCCATGAGCCCGGCGCGCGTGGACAGCCACTCGGCTTCGGGTTGCATGTGATCGGCTGGCAGGTAGGTCTGCACCACCAGGTCGATGCAGAGCATGTGATCGTCCAGGGTCCAAAGTGCAGGAGGTAGTGCCTCCAGGTACAGCTTCGCAAGCTCCAACTCAGCAGGCGACCAGCGCTGCATCATGCCTGCTGGCAGCGGAGCTGGCACGGGAGATGCCTTGTAGTTCTTGCCGGTGTACCAGTCGGCTAACCCCTGCTTGACGCCCGCCAATCGGTCAAGGCCGCGCTTCGTGAATAGCTCAATCAGGCGGCGCACCAGAATTGACTCATGGGGTTTCCAGACACCATCGGGGTCGTGGTTATGCCCATCGGACAAGGCTTTATACAAGCCTTCCAGCGCGTCATTTGTGGCGCGGACGGGTACGTGGAGAAGGTCGAGGAATAGGCCCATGCCGCGAGTATGAGGTCACGACAAAAAGAAACCCACCGAGCGTTAGCAGGGTGGGTTTAAGGGCGGGGAGGCCCAAGGAGAATTATTGACGGTGGCCGGAGCTGATCCCGGCTTGAGCCTATCGCCTGGCGCCACCAAAGGTGGTCTTCCACATGACCGTGACGGCTGGTGGATTTAAGCAGAACGACCGCGCATCAGCCTGCGCCTTCACCATCAAGTACAACGGCTGGGCAGTGCTTCACTTCGCCCTTCAGGCCCCGGCTTCCGCGATCGTGAAACGCGGCACAGGAACTGCCAACCATTGTGCTTGATGGCCCTCGTCTTTCCGAGGTGTCACTAGGGTATTTCTACACCCGCTGCGCATTGGGCCTAACGCTTTCACGTCCCCCTGCCGTTTCAACCTAGCGCGAGTCTGACTTGGAAGCGGGAACACGACTCGAACGTGTGGCCTCTAGGTTATGAGCCTAGCGAGCTACCAACTGCTCCATCCCGCTGAATTCGTGGTGCCTTACGGGCACCAGTCGACCATTCAGAATTTAATGTGCAACTGGTTCAGCACATCACACCACTGTTCATCCCGTATTTGTGTTAGCCAGCAATTACGCTTTCCGCCACGATCCTGGTTATCAGGTCACCGGTTAAGGGAGGTGTGAACCACCCGTCAACGCCTGAATTCTAATCCATAAATCCCAGCACTCCGTAGCACTCAACAAATTTTATTTGACGCGCCAGGGCGGCAGCGCAAACCACCACCCCAGCACTTGACGCCATTCAACCCGAAAGGGCTGGCGCCCACGTTATCGGCTGCCTACCGCCGCCACTCACGCAACGACGGACCCCGGCCAAGCGAGGCGAAAATGTCCCGGTGGTTTAGCCCCCACCGGCCCCGTCAGGCTCCGGGTTCATGCGGGCTTGTGACCCTTGTCCAATTGTAAGCGCTCTTTACGGGACTCTGGCGGAATTCCTACGTATCGGCGATTTCCGCTTGAGTCGGCCACGATCATACCGTCCTCACCTTCCTCCAGCACGGTGTAGCGCTGGGGCGCGCGCTTCTTGTGGCCGGAGACTTGCTCCCACTTTACCTTGTGCTGCTTTTTCTCGTGCTCCACGGTGCAGCCGTGCTTGCCTGTGCAGACGACCTTGCCGGAGACGGGGGCACCCTTGTGATGGAAATAAATTTCATCACCTGCGTAGGCGTGCGTGACCGACGCCACGGCGGCGTTCTTTTTGGCGCCGGGTTTATTGAAGTCAGTCATCCCAACCCTCGCTGAGAACGGCACAGCCATCACCCTCGATTGCGAAACCAACACCTTCGTTCATATTCATCATGGCACCACCGTAAAAACTGGCAAACCGAATGCCTTCTGCAATTCCGGCCCATTGTCATCACCACCGTCATCCTGCTCCTGCTCGCCTTCATCCTCATCCGGCGCACCAGGCTGACCATCAGCGCCAGCCTGCGGCGCACCGCCAGCACCGGGTTGGCCGTAGTCCTCCTGCCCCTGTTGCTGCTCGGCCTGCCAAGCAGACATGAGAGACGGGTTCAGCGGGGCATTGCCCCACTCGCCCTTCACCTCTTCAAGCCCCTGCGACTTGCGGGCCTCGTTCAGCGTGAGAATGGTTTTATCCTTGTCCCAGCGGGTGGCCGGGTCTTCTTCGTCCAAGCCGGTCCAACGGAAGCAGTACTTGTCACCGAACTCCGAAACCACGTAGTCCGAGAACAAGTCCTCGAAGTGGGACAGCAGCGGCCGCAGGCCTTTGTCCTTGGAGTTGATCAGCTTCTCTTCGGTGTCTGAACCAGACAGCGATGACGTGCCAGCCGTGAACGACTCGAAGTTGATCTCATCCGGAGCGATGCCGTAGATCGCGCAAATGATCGACGTGAGAAACGTCATCCACTTGGCGAACATGATCTCGTTCACATCGACGCCGAAATTCTCAAATGACGCCTTGGATTCCTGATTTTTTGACACCAGCACCGGCAGCGTCCAGGCGTTGTTGATGCCCTTGACCATCGAGTTCCAGTAGCGCTTGAACGAGGACATATCCTGCTCGGAATAGTCGCCAGTCAGGTGCAGCAAGCCCTTCGGAATCGCGTTACTGTCGAAATACTTGTTGTTGTAGCTGAAGGCGTTCAGGAAGCCCGTGACCACGCGCACCAGCAGCTCGGTCTCCGAGAGCCCGTAGCCGCCCACCATCACGTCGGTGCGCGGGTTGCGCGGCACGTAAATCAGGTCGTCGTGCGTGTAGGCGGCGCGTATGTTGCCATCGACCACCTGGAGCGCATAAATCTCGTCTTCGCCGCGGTAACCTACCTCGTTGGCCAGCCGGATCGTGGCGCCGTCCACAGCGTACATGCCATCAATCCCCAGCGACTTGTCGCGCTTGTATTCGGTTTCGATTGGCGCGCTGTCCATCGTCAAGCTGTCGCGCACCAGCTTCGCCATCAGGCCGGAGAAGTTGTCGCGTTTCAGGCGCGCACGCTGGCGCGGGTTTTTCTCCCAACCGGAGTGCGTGAAGAATTCCTGCAGCATCATGATCGACTGCTGCTCGTCCGATCCGATCTTGGCGCTGGAGTCCTTCAGGCGAATTTGAAACCCCGGGCCCTTGCCGCCGTCTGGAACGCGGCAGAACCGCTTGACCTGACGAATTCGGGTAAAGATGACGGCTGACAGAATGGGCGTCTGATCGACCATGCCGCGCAGCATGTCGAATGACATCGTGCTCCAGCGGTCGCGCCACTCGCCCATGGCATTGCCGTAGGTGTCGTTGACATAGACCGACTGCATGCCGGGCTTACCCTCTTGCACGGCATGGCTCGGGAAGTGAGCAAGATTGGGCTTCGCGAGGGACTTGGCGAACTCCTGCTCGTCGTACTGCTCCTTAACGAACTGCACCAAAGGCAGCATATCCCCGACGGATGACGGCATTGCAGACGCTTGCGCCTCCCGCATTGCATGAGTTCGCTCATCAGATGGAGCAGCGCCGTTGTGGGCGGTTGAAAGTGCAGTATCGACCATATTCCTGAGTGTTGCATCACGACAAGCAAAGCAAATGAAACAACAATTTTGATGTATAATTCAAGCATTGCAACAGGAGTAATTATGAACCGAAATGAGATGACACCACGCGAGCGCCAGGTTGACGCGCTTTTAAACTGGCTGCTTGCTTCCGCAATTGGGATCAGTTTGGCAGCGGCTATCGTTTGGGGCTGATATGAGTACACCATACCAAAGTGCGCCAGACCTGATCCGCAAAGCCACGCCGGACGAAATATGGATAGGCCAACAGGTCGAGCGAATTGCGCCACACGCCCACGAAATGGGCTCCGATGGCGCGTATTCACGAGCGCTTGAATCGCTGGCTTTGGAACAGCGCAACGAGCTGGCCCGACTGCGCGCATTCCTCGAGCTATGGGCGAAGCACACAGACATCATCGTCAGCGGCATCAGCCTTGCAGTCGAGGTCAACAAGTTGCTGGGGCACTGTCCGGTTGTTCAATTCGTGCCAGCAGACGACACGGAAGGCGGGCACCATGACTGACCTCGAAGTCAACGAGCAGCTGGCGCTGGCGATTGGGTGGAAGCCAGAGCAGATCAAGGTGCTTGGCCTTACTATTTCGCTTCCAGACGAGCGGTTATTCCCCAACGGGCCGCGCCGGATATTCGACTACCGCGACCCCGCCGTGATCTGGCCGATTGCGGAGCGGTATGACTGCTTTCCGATCAAGCAACGCAATGGGAAATGGCGCGCCTGGGTTGGATTCGACCAAGTAATGCACACAAGCCACACCGCCGCCAAAGCCGTAGCCCTCGCCGTCATCGAGAACGCCAAATGAATACCCGCCCCATCCAATCCGGCGACGTGTGCCAAGTCGTTAGCGGCATGCTGGGCGCCAAGAGCCCCAACATCGGCCTGATGGTCACCGTGGTGGCCCGCGTTTATGAGTGCCCGCAGCTGGGTGTCATTTGGCGCTGCGACGCAGAGTACGCAATCCAGCACGACGACACTCGCGCCAAGCCACCAGGGCAGATGGACTTTGCGCAGTCTTGGCTGCGCCGCGTAGAACCACCTCCCGTCGCCACCACAACCACAACATCCGAAAGCCTATCCGCATGAGCCGAAAAGCCACCAAGCGCCGCCACTACGCGCTAATCAACCCAATTCAGCACGCGATTGACGGCGCCTGCGTTACGCCAGAGAATTTGCTCGCGAAAATCGAAACGCGCGAGCTGTCGGCCATCGACACGTTTGCACGCGGCCGCGCCACGATTCAGGAGTGGTACGACATCGCGTCACTGGTGGGCATGTGCCAGACCATGGCGTCAGATGGTATTGGCCCAGAGGCGCTTGATACGTGCCTGCGGGCTGATAACGCCATTGACGAAGCCATGATCCGGTTCAAGAAGACCGGCAAAATGGGAACCACTGGACCCGGCCTGCAGGCATTCAGGGATTTGATGGAGTACCACCAGCTGCAGCGCCGAGCGGTAAGCCGCAGCGATTATGAAAAGATCACCGCAAAGGTGATCGCAAAGGTTCGCCAGATGCGCGGGGAGATGACGCGGTGGAAGGCGTCAGTCCCCGCCACCGGCGAATAGCACACAGCCGCGGTCGGTTGGTTTGACGATCAGGCCGTGGCGTTCCAGGCAGTAGTTGGTTTCTGCCTCGTATGACACGCAGCGGCCACAAACGTCCCCCTTCAAAGACAAAGCCTCCTGCAGCGCCACATGCAGCGCAGGCTCATACTGCTCCAGCACCTTCTGCACCGACACAGGCCCGGCCTTTTCAGGCTCCGGCAAGATGAACATATTCGTGCCATATGCACGGGCCCAGGCCACGTCACAGAGCATGTTGGCGTAGCTGGTGTGGGGGTCAATCCCGACCTTGACGACACGCCGCCGAAACTTCTTTTCTTCCTCGTCTTTTTCAGCCACCAGCGCGGTGCGCGTGAAGTGGAAAAACGCGAACTCCTTGCAGACAGCCGCCAGGCGGCGTTTGCCCTTCTCCAATACCTCCTGCACCAGGCCGTCAGGATCCGGGAACAAGCACATGCGCTTTTGGAAGCGGGCCATGGAAACCTGCATGCATTTGTACTGGTCGAGGGTTACCGTGAACTTGTCCCGGGCCTCGTCCGTGGTGCGCCGGTCGCTGGCGTCCGTCTTTGGTGTGTCGCCCCAGCGGATCATGTCCTCGGCCATGTTGCCGTAGCCAGCCAGAAACACCTTGCCGTCGTGGCGCCGCGCGAAGGACTTTGCGCTGTCGTAGTTGGGGAGGGTTTCGACGACGCAGCATTGAACACCAAACTCAACCATGATTTGATCGCATCGATCCCAAGGGGAAGCGTCAGGAAATTCCTTTGTCGGAGAAATGTAAATATATTCCAAGTGAATGACAGCCTGTCGACCATCTGGCATTCGTTCTTTGACTACCGCAACGCAGAAATTACCCATCTGGTCAATCCCGCAGAATGTTTGCTTTCCGCGACATTTCCATTTCAACCCGGCCTCCATGCCAAGTTTTGCGCACTCTGCCAAGATGTCGAGGTTCACAGGAACCTGACTTGGGTCGGTGTACGGTTTCCCGAGCTTCCTGTTGAAGAAGTTTTTCATGTCGTCGGCGCTGTGGTACGCCTCGATGATTTCGCGGGGGCTGATGGTGGGGCTTAGAAACTGCGGGAAGTGAACGCTTCGGATTTTTGCTTCGGGGAATTTTGCTCGCCACTCACCAAACTGCGGGTCATCGATCCAACCATGGCAGTCAACGCACTGGTAGCGGTACTCCTTCGTTTCCTCGTCATAACCGATGCAGGAAGGGAAATTCTCATCGAGAACCTGGTGCGTTCCACAGTGCCTGCACTGAGTGTGGAACTGGTGCTGCGTCCCACGCTTAAACCACCAATGGATGTCAGAGTCGGGCCAGTTTGCGGTAGAGCCCATGAGTGTGTAGCGCATGGCAGACGCCGACATACGCTCCCGAACCTTTTCCATGTCCGCGATCGCCATCTCCTGCACCTCGTCCAGCGAGACAAAATCAAGCGGAACGGATTCGGTGGAAGTCTTACCTGTCGTCCACAGGAAGTGGAAACGCGAGTTGCCAAGATTTCGGATCAGGATGTTACCCTCGCCGCCCTTCTTGGCTCCGGTTTTGTCGTCAACCATCAGCCGGTAAGCGTCAGGGATCGTCCGCAAAATCGGCATGAACCGCTCCGACGACTTCATCGTGGCGAGCATCTGGCTTGGCATATACATGCCGATTTTCGCCGGTGAGAACTTTAGTGCCAAGTAAATGCACGCTAATGTCTCCGCCACGGTGAAGCCCACCTGCGTGCATTTCATTATCACGTCGATCTGACCAAAAGCCTCCTCGACGGTGCTCGGGATCAATTCATAAATGAACCGCATAGCAGGGCGATCCGAAAGAGTGAACGGGTGCCCATCAACCTTCAAACCCGACTCTTCGAGTCGCTCGCACCACATGATGAACGTCTCACCGGGTTTAATCAGTCGCTGCTCGGCAGAAAACTCGACGGCAACATCAAGGAACTCGGCATCAAAGCGCTGGGCGTACTCGACATCAGTCACATCAAGAGCCGCCTTGCGGGCCTCTTCGGGTAGATGTGGATTGTCGAACGACCCGAACCGGTGCGACTGATACTCAGCGTCATCCACGGACTTCAGCCACAACGCATAGAAGTCGTTTCGCTTGCCATACGCACCAGAGAACACCCAGGCGCGGCCTTTGTATTGCCGCAGGCTCGGTAAGATGGTGTCACCCCATAACTCAAGGAGATTTGGAACCAGGCAGGCGTCATCAAGAACAATCAACCCGTATGGCTCGAACACATCGCGCGTTTGATCAAGGGAAATGAAGTCGATGATTCCACCTGTGGTTAGCTCTAGGCGTTTCGCATTGACGCGGCGCTTAACCAATGCACCCAGTGCACCAACTACGGCCCGCCTGCTCTCGTTTGCACCCTCCGTTGTGGGGCAAAAAAACGCGACAGGACGCTTGGAATTGAACGCCCCAGTCGGGCTTGTGAGTAAGACCTCGATAGCCAGCACACCCTTGCCAGAGTCCTCTCCGGCCGCCACCACGTTAAACCGTTTTGCTGTGTCCACGCACTGCTGTTGAGCCGCATGCAAGCGAGGAAGATTAATTTTTACTTGAGTGGCCATACGCAACGGTGTCCAAAACAAGCAAAAGGCCCCAAAGGGGCCAGTGGTTGGCTTGCGTATCAACCCACCCGTCGGTGCTTTACTGGCGGGTTGATTTTACCATCACGAGCGGGTGGCTGGCTTCTTACCCGGCTTCTTCCCGTCCTTCGCAGCATGCGCCTCGTAAGCACTTCGCAACTTCGGAACCTCAGAGGTGCCGTCCGCGTGAACGCGAGCCTGATCGTCTAACCAGACGCGGTGGCCACCTTCATCAGAACCAGTGTCTTCATCGAATGCGCGAACCGGCGTTCCATCATGATTTGATGTCGCCGTTTTGCCAGACGACAGATATTTTTTCCCGGCGAAATGAATGGCATGGGCTTCGGTCGGCTTACCTGTGTGGTCGGTTTCTTTGTAGCCAGTTTCCTTCGTCCAGGCCCCTGTAACCATTTTTGATGGTTTTCCAACGACGTTGGGATGATCGTAGACTGGCGACTTTGCGGCTGCAGCCTTCGGTGCCGAAGCCTTCTTCTTAGCAGGCTCCGCGCCAGGTTTCTTGTTTGACAATCCAGGCAAGAAGCCCTTGTGCGTCGAGTGCGAATAGCCAGCCCGTGTGTGAACCACAGCGCTGTTCACGCCACGCGAAAAGCCTTCAACCTCGTCAACTTTTTGACCGTGCTTGTCATACAGGTGATCGCCTTCCTTTAGGTCTTTGTGATGCACGCCGAACTCAGTAGGCGCAGGTGCCGCCGCCACCCGCTTGTCGTCATGCGCCTGCACCACAGAGCCGTCCTTACGGGTGAAGGTGTCGATGTGGGACTTCAGCATTTCACCAAGCTCACCAAGGCCCGCTTGAGCCTTTTGCAAATCCTCGAGCTTTTTATCTGTGTTCATTTTCAATCCTTGAAATTCAATCAGAGTTTAGGGTCACGACATCCTGCGCAGCGAGCCAGGTCCGAACCTTGGCGACGCAGTCAGCGTGCGGCATGGTCTCCACGTCCTCGAACTCAAAGTACCGCGCCTCTACCCGCACCGCGATGCAGGTCACGCGGCCGTTGGTGAACTCGCACAGCTTGAAGCTCTCGGTGGGGCTGCCGCAGCCGTGCCACGACACGGGTGGCAGGACTTCGAGCAGGTACATGAACCGCTCGCGGTCTATCTCCTTTGGTGCCGTTATGCAGAGCGCCTCAATCTGATTGAAAGCATCTTCCTCTGTAAGCAGCTCGGCTCCAGGGTAGTCCGCCAGCGTCTTGCCGCTGTACTGGCCTCGGTAAACGCCATCCACCAAGACAGCGCCGTCCTCGGCCCAGCGCTTGCCGGGTGTGTAGAAGACGTAGCCAACGGGAGGCGTCAGTGAGGCGGTCACAGCAGACCCTTCTGCCCACGGGCACGCGTACCAGAGTAAGGCGGTGTTGGCTGCAGTGAGGCCATGACGGACCAGACACGGGCAAGCGCGTCGTGGAGGCGGTTGTTTTTTACGCTGTTTTTGAAGTTGCTGTACGAGATTGCATTGACTTCAGAGGCAATGGCGATCGCCACCAGCTCGCGGTCAATCAACGCGCGAAACAGGTAGTCGCGCTCGGGGCGCTTTTCGACTACGGCGCCGGGGAATATACGCTGAATATCGCCTTCACGCCTGGCGCGCACCAACAACTTAGGAGATTTTGGATCGCTACCAGGGGTTACGACCGACAAGAAACTATCAGAGAACATCAGCCACATAGAAAACTCCTTATTTAGAAGCCTCTATGTTACATCAAAAATATTGTTGATGGTTACTTCTTGCTGCCAAATAAACTAGAAGACCAGAAACTAGGTTGCTTTGGCTTTTCTGGTTGCTTTGGCGCAGGGCCAGCGCCGATGGCTTCGGCGATCGGGTGGTCTGATGCGCCGTTGAGGTGCTCGTAGAGGTGGCTCTTAGGCACCAGGTGCGTGGCTTGGCTTTCCCACCCCATATCCACGGGGCTCCCACTCACGCGAACCGCCCGGTACATCCGCGCCTTTGACGTGGTGCGCTCGAAATCACCAATGAAGCCAGTGATCCGAACTCGCAGGCCAACCTCTTCAAAACACTCCTTCAGCGCCGAAGCCTGGAGCGACATCCCGTGCTCGGCGGTGCCTTTTGGATAGGTGGCGTGATAGTTCCCGAAGGCATTGGTCGGAGCGCACAGCCAGACCCGACCGTCGGCTTCCTCCACCACAACACCGGCAGCGGCATGCTTCCCCTTGGGCACCACAAAAGGCGGCTCGACCAGGTCGTCGTTAACGCCGTCATCGTAGCCCCACCCCTCGGCCGTCCGCGGGTGATCCTTCCAGCTTCGCAGCGGAACGCCGCCGATCGCAAGCGGCACATCCCCACCTGGCGCAAACGTGGCCACTGCGTCAGCGTTGTCCCATGTGGACGGCGAGCTGGCGTGGTGCGGATCCTTGATCAAAACAGGCTTACCTGCATCGTTCAGTTTTGGGTGGTGATGCGGAGCCAGTGGCTCGGACGCGCCATCGCGATCATAGGGCCGAACATAGTTCTTGCCGCGCATGTGGCCCTTGACGTGGGACTTGGTCAAATCATCCATCAGCGCAGCCCAAGTATCAGGTTCGCAACGTCTTCGAGCATTACATCGGCCTGGCTCTTGACCTCTTCATCCGGTAAACGACCTTCCTCGTGAGCAACGGCCAGCTCCACCAACGATCCCGCCAGCGTCAGAAAGAGCTGGGCGCCAGGGTCTGTGATGCCATCGATCGCGGGCGTCACCAAGCGAATGCGACGGCCAAGCCGCGTGGGATCGTTCCAGGGCAAGGCCGAATAAGCAGAATCGAAGCCCATGATGATCTTGCCGTATTCCAGACCCAGCTCGGCAATACGAGCCTGAGCGGCTTCACCGGCCACCTTGCCAGCGTTGTAGTCCTTGCGTACAGCGACCACCTGGCTCGCGAACTCGGAAACCAGGCCGCGAACAACATCAGGGTCGCCAAGGCTGGGCTTGGTCGAGACGGTGAACCCCAAGTCTTCCTCGCGGCCGCGATCGGCGGCACGCTCGGGTGAATCTTCAATTTCTTTGGGGTCCATATTCACAATCCAATATCAGGCGGAAGCATAAGCAGCTCAAGTTCAAGGCGCATTTTCCCGGGCGACTTCTCGCTTGGGACCATTTTCTTTGAGAGTATAACGAATCTGGAGTTTGGAAGGGTCGTTACCTCCTTCTCAGCGATGAATTTCCCAGATCCGAACGAGTCAACGGCCTTGGCGCCAGCGGCGTAGCGGATGACGACGCAATGGTCGCCGAAACCCTTGGTGGCCGTCGGACTGTAGCTGGTGCACATTGGCCCAGTCGCCTGGAACACCGAGCCATCCTTGGCCGACATGACGTGCTCGACCATCTGCTTGGACATCTTCTGCCAGCGGTAGAGCGAAGTGCCCTCGGGCTGCGGCGTGGCGTGCGCCAGGGCCGCCTTTGCCACGTCAGTCAGGTTGTTGCCGGAGTGGTCCGACGTCTTCCCGTTGCGGAACAGGTCGTTGTACGAGCCCGAGCTTTGCACGCTGGCGATGAAGTGGCGCGCCAGCGCGGAGCCCGCCGAGAAGTTGGCCTTGGCAGCAGCCTTCGCGGTTGCCGTAAATTCAGACACAGCCTTCGGCGCGAACTTCGCCACACCAGCGACCGCACCCAGCATCACCCAGAAGCCCAGCTTCTCGTTGCTGGCGACCTTGTCGACCGTGGTACCAAACGGCTTGGGAGGGAACGCGGCACTCAGCGAGGCCAGCGTGCCGACATCAGTCTCATGAAATACCTTCAGCGGCTCCGGCGGGTTCGCCACTTCCTCCAGAATCTGGACCAGGTCGGAGTTGAACTGGACGACGTGCTTGGACGGATGGCTGGCGATCGGGATCATGGCGCCCGTGGGGGCACCGGACTCCTTGTCGACGTGCTGGTAGTGAAACGCTTTCAGCGCGGTCAAATTGCCGACCTGAGCGACGCCCAGCATCTGGTACTCGACCGCGGCGTTTGCCTTGTTGACGTGCGCCTTGGAGCTGAGCCCCTGCCCTGCCCCGTTCCAGTTCTCGAAGTCGTGGGGCTTTGGCAAGTCGGCTGGGTTCACCGGCAGCGCGGCCGGATCAAGCATCTTCTTGGGCGCTTTCCCAGCCTTCGGGAACCGTGCCAGCAGGTCAGCCTTGCGCGCGATCAGCGTGTTGGCGAGCGCCTTGCGGCCAGCATCGTCACCAGGCCCAAACTCAGCGACCAGCGCGCGGATTTGCGCGTCGGACACGGCCAGCACCTTTGCCACCGACGCCGTGATGTCGGCATTGGTCATTTTTCCGAATACCTTTGCTGCCTGCGGATTTTTCACCGCGTCACGCAGGGTGTCGATTTCATCCACGCTGTCGCCAAACGGCTTCTTTTCGCCCTGCGCCCGGTACTCGAGCGAGCCACCGGCGTCCACGCGAACAGCCTTGCCGTCGGCACCAATTTGCAGATTGTCGTAGCCCATGCCGACCACGTCCCAGTTGCCGAGCCAGGCGTCAACAGCAAAGCCGGACTGCGCGCCATCAATGGCGGCCAGTGCTGCGGGGTTCTTGGCCTTGGTGACATCTGTCCACTTACTGGCGATGCCGACCTTGCCGTCCTTGGTGATCAGCTTGGCGTGCTGCCCCGCCAGGCCCGCAACGGCGTAGAGTTTGGCGGCGAGAACCTCGGAGCGCGCGATGTCGGCGTCCTTGGGGAATTTGCAGTACCACTCCTGGCCAGACTCGTCCTTGAACTTGCCGCCAGGGTTTGAGCCAGCCTGGGGCCCGACTTGCTGCCAGACGCCCATGGCTTCAAGAACAGGAGCGGGCTCCGGAGCGGCTGGCTTGGGAGCGGGCGGCGGTGCAGCGGCGGCAAACGAGGTCGCGTCGCTGTCGCCGATCATGGCCTGCAGCATCTTCTTCGCCAGCATCTTTGACGCAGGCAGCTTCTTACCAGTGGTAGCAATGAAATCAGCGAGCCCAGCAACGTCCCCGTTGCACGCCATGGCTTTGAGTTTGGCCTTGTTGCCAGGGGATGTTTTCAGGCCCGCGCCAAGGGCGATCGCTTCCGATGGCTTTAGCTTTTTGGCGGCGGGTAAGGCGGCCTGCTTGTGCCAACGACCATCCTTGAATGTGAGCACAGAGCCGTCGGCGCCTGGCTTGGTGTCTCCGTCGTTGGGGCCGACATCCTCCACCAGGTAGTCATGCTTTTCGACGCCATCGTACTTGTAGCCCTTCGCCTTTTTCTCATCCTCCAGCTTTTTGGCCGCCTGGGATGCAGCAGCAGCGGAAGCAAACACCTTCTCTGTCGTTTGCCCCATGGTGCCCAGTTTGCCGTAGGAGGTCTTCATCACCTTTCCGTTGGTAGACACCGACCAGAACTTGTTGTGGCCGGTCTGGGTGTTGTGGAAGACGGAAGAATACACGCTGACGGTGGATGATGCGGGCGCTGGCGCGGTGGCAACCCCAGAATTTAATTGCTCGATGACCGCCCCGTTTTCAACCGGATCCCAGCCTCCGGTCACAACGCTCTCGTACATCCAGGTGCCATCGGCATCCTGCTTGTATTTCCAGCCATCCAGTTCGGTGATGGCTTGGGTTGGAGCAACCTGTTGCGCGGGCGCCGGATCTGGTTCCCCTTTGAGCGACGGGGTGGGATCCGGGGTGGGTGTCACCGTCGCATCACCACCACCCGGATCCTTCAGGAACTTGACGGCGCTCGCTGCGGCCGCCTGCAGCTTCTTGGCGTAATTATTTGACCCGAATTTCATCCCCTCCAGCGCTGCCACGTCACCGGCGTAAGCCGCTGCTTTGATGGCTGCCAGCTTCTTGTTCACAGAGGCGGCGTTGACGTTGGCATCGGCGAGTTTGATCTTGTCCCAAGGGATGGCATCCAGCGGACTTGCAGAAGCCACAGGCGCAGTCTGCGCTGCCTCCAACTTCGCCACCAGCGCCTTGTCCTCTGCGGCTTCGCCCGCGGGCATTCCGGGCTGGGTTGCATCCTCTTTGAGGTGCTCAACGGCGGCGGCCAGTGCTTCGGCTTTGGGGTCGGCGGCTGGCGCCAAATGCCCCGGCAGCCCAGTCGAATGCGAAGCCAGCGCCTCGCCGGACTGAACAGCGGCGTGCGTGCCTGCCTTCTGGCCTGGTGCCACCTGGTGCAGGGATCCATGAAGGCCCAAAAGGTGATTGATGATTTTGGAGAGTTTGCCTCCGTAGCTGTTGCTGCCAACACTCATGCCAAGCAGAGCGGTCACGTCGCCAGACTCACTCAAATCCTTCACCGCCTGCAGCTGCTTGTTGAAGGTCGGAGCGTTTGTATTAGAGTCCGGAAGTTTCAACGCCGCCCACTGGTCGTCAGTGAAGTGCGAAGCCGGAGACGGGGCGCCAGCTGCGTGCGGGTGGCCAGCTGTTGGGGCGCCCTTGGGGGCCGGTTTGTCAGAAGTGACTGCGTGCCAGCGCGGCGGGTTCCCGTATTTGGCGTAACCCGCCTTGCCAGCAATTGAGGAAGCGTAAGAGCCGGGTACCGACTTAATCAGCAGCAGGCGAAGTGGTGGGCATAGTTGGCTCATGGTCGGATGGTAAGGTCACGACCTTGGAGCCATGCGTCGTCGGGCGCACCTCGGCCGGACAGGCCCAGTCGCCACCCAATTTGAACGGCTTCAACTTGACGAGCCTCGTTTCCGTGTCGGTGAGCATCTCCTGCGACCAATTGAACTCAGGCATTTGGCGCCGCAGCCTCTTAATCTGGCGCGCTGCCTTGGATGGCGTGGAGCGCGTCGTATAAATCATGGGTCGGTCGGGATCCTGAGCAGGCCACCCAGGAACAACAACCAGCACCGTGGCGTAGGCCCGGCGCTTTTTCTCGGTGGGGGCGGCAGCCGCGCCGTCCTTCGTTTCATTTTCCATGACGCAGACCTCGTTCGTACCAGAGCACATTCACAATACTGGCCTCGCCACCGCATTCCGTGCATGTGCGGTTTTTGACGCCCGGCGCAGCAGGCTCAAAATTATGGATGGCGCAGGCGTCCAGCTTTGACTGGTTCGCCTTCACCGATTCCCAAATGCCGGTGACCGCCGCGCGTGACAGACCGGACATTTCAGACATCACGCCGACACCGTTGTAGGTGCCGTCTGCGTTGCGGTGGTCGCCCAGGCTCATGGTTTAAACGGCGCCCAAATGTCCTGCAGCACCACCTGCCAGAACAGCCACATGGCGACAACGGGGCTCATGCGGCACCGCCTGCAGTCGCTGGCTCCAAATTCGCATCACCAAAAATGTGCAGCATGCCAGCCGGGTTATCGAAGCGGAACACGTAGCGCGCCGTGCCGTCGTCAGCCAGCCAGGCGGCTTTGACCTCGCCGGTGGCCTGGTAGCTGCCGCCGACCTTTTGCACGCGGTCGCCGGGGGCGAAGCGGGTGGCGCCAGCCAGTCGCGTCGTGGCATCGCACTCAATATCCACCGCAGGCAGACACACATCAATGACCACGTTGGCACACTCACCTTTTCGCTGCGTCAACGTGTACCCAGTGACAAACCGCATCATCTCGCCGGTTGTCATGTCCTCAATTCGGGTTCGTGCCATTGTGCCGTCACCGACGATGCGAACACGGTTTGGCTCGTCGGTGGCTTGCTTCGGTGCCACCCACTCAGCGCCGTCATCGGACTGCAGATCAGCGGCGCTCATTTCACACCGCCTTCGCTGAGTTTCTGCTTCAGCGCGTAGCCCATGAGAGGCCAGAGTTCAGAGCGAGCGTTTTCAAGTGCGCCTTTCTCACCAACCGCTGCGTTGTCATTCTCCTTCGACGCGCTGGCCGACGGGCGACCAGTGACGGCAAATCCATTGCGCGTTGTAAGTATGGCCCAACGCAGCACTTGACCGCTATGCGTGATGTGCTTCACGAACTCGGTGTGCACAATGTTGTCGTCGAATTCTTCCAGCGTCACCCGTGGCGCAGTCAGACCCAGCGCCACGATCTCATTCTCAATACTCAAATCACTCATAAATTCTCCAATCAAACACCGGGTACCGCCCGGCACGGATCAATGCGGATTCAGCAGCGTAAAACTGCGCACTGTCATCTCGGTGCCAGGCGCAATGCCCAGCTCAGCGGCCAGTCCTTCCCGGAGCTGCCGAAATTGCAAGCTGGTGCCAATTGCGACAGTCGCCTCGACGGTCCCATCCCTGTGCTCCAGCACGCCAGGCTCTGACTCAAAAACAGCGTGGTAGTGGTACAGGAAGTGACTCACGCGTCACCTCGCAGAAGGCGCAATGCCTCGGCAGCCGTGACCCGAAGACCATACCGCTCAGACAGCATTTTTGCAAAATAAGCAGCCCGATCATCCGGGTAGCACGCCATCTGCACCCGGTAGGCCGCGACCTCGGCGCGCAGCCGGTAGGCTGGCCACAGCAGGTACAGGAAGGAATGCAGCCCCAGCGTGGACCACCACTGCCAGGCATGCAGCTTCTCATGCGCCAGGATGCCAGCGTCGCCACGGTACTCGGGTCGAATGAAAATCACGGGCCCACGGGTACAGGCGGCATAGCCCTCACGAATTGCGAAGTTCGTGTAGAAGGCCATCACTGCTCCAGGTAAGGCGAGGCCACCAGACCCAGCTTCTCGCGCGCCGCCAGCATCACCTCGGCCTCCTTCATCTGGGACACAATCTCACCGGCCACCACGTCACCGGCGGCGGCGGCTTGCTCCACGGAAGCGGCGGCACCAGCCACATCGAAGCCGAAGCCGGTCGTGTTCACGTCGCCGACAAATGCACCAGTCGCCCAGGTCACGGGCACAACGGGGTACTCGGCGGGAACCGCAACACCTTCAGGCAGGATGCCGGGCACCGCCAGCGGGGGAACGAGGGAGCAGAACTCGCCGTCACCCATGTGGACCATGACGATGGTGCCGCCGGTCGGCAGGGAGACGTTGAGGGCGGCGAATTGGGGGAGGGTGAATTTGAACATTAGAGCAATCCTAAAAATATTGGTGAGGTATTAGAACACATCTAGGGAGGGGGGCTCGGCGGACAGTGGTGCAATCACACCAACACGCTCGAACCCAACAGAAGGGAACGCCTCACCGGTGACGGCATGCACGATCGGCAACCCAGCAAACGCCGAAAGCCGACGGCAGATGACATCAACGTACTTGGCATCCAGCTCCATTAGCCGGGACTTCATACCCAACTGGTGCGCTGCAATCGCCGTGCTACCACTGCCCCCGAAGGCATCCAACACCACCGCCCCGCGAGCGGCGGAGTTCTTGAGGTGCCGGGCCACCAGCGCCACCGGTTTCTGGGTTGGGTGTAAATCCGACCGCGCTGGTTTGGGCTCGAAGTAGAGCGACCCGGCAGCGGCTTCGACCGTCGCATCGCCAGACACCGTGAAGACCTGCTCGCCCACGGTGATCTGCCAGCGGCCATCGGCCAACTGACGGAATGGACTGTCCTCGCCCAAGTCGAAGAACGTGGACTGCTTGCGGCCGCCAAGCCAGGTGTGAGCGGCGCCTTCCTTCCACGAAAAGAGGCACGGCTCGTGGATCCATTGGTGGTCTGAACGGCCCAGCGAGAAGGTGTTCTTCTTCCAGATCAAGCAACCCCGCACCCGGAAGCCAGCATCACGGAAGGCAGTGCGGAATGCGATGCCTTGCGAGTCAGCGTGGTACACGTAGATCGACGCCCCAGGCTTCATGCGGTCAGCGACGCAGCGGAACATGGGGAGCAGGAACTTATACAGGTCGTCGTCCTGCAGCTCATCGTTCAAGATGCCGCCGGTTTTGTTTTTGCGTCCCTGCGCTTTGGCGACGGAATCGTTCTTGTCACCGATCGACACGCCGTAGGGCGGGTCAGTCAAGACCACATCAGCATCCTCGTCTCGCATCAGTGAGTTCCACGCGGAAGCCTCCAGCGACGACCCACACATCACGCGGTGGTCGCCAATGCACCAAACATCCCCCAACCGCGACACCGGCGTCTCCGGCACCTCCGGCACGTCGTCCGGGTCGCCGCTGCCACCGGCGCCCGGCTCCGCTACACCCGCCATCAAGTCCGCGATGTCGGCGTCTTCAAAGCCGGTCAGCGACAGGTCAAACCCCATGGCCGTGAGGTCGGCCAGCTCAAGGCCCAGGGCCTCCATGTCCCACTCGGCATTTTCGGCCAGCTTGTTGTCGGCGATCACGTAGGCACGGAACTGGGCATCGGACCACCCCGACACGTCGAGCACTGGCACGCGGCCAGCCGGGTACGGCTCAGCACCAGCGCTGCGGCCGGGGGCTGGGTACACCAGTCCGCCAGCCTCGTAGATTTTGCGCAGACCCGACAGCGTGCCGTGGCCTTTTGCGATGACGCCGTCGCGCACCACGATGCCGCCGACCATGCCGAACTCGGTGATCGACGCCGCGATTTCAGCCACTTGCCCAGTGCTATGCGTGCGGCTATTGCGGGCGTAGGGCAGCAGCTCGTCAATTGACCGCAGGACGATAGCGGGGGCGGCTCCAGATGCGGCAGCCATCAGAACGACTCCTCGGGATCGGGCGTGGTGTCGGTTTCAGACGGCGCGCGGGGCGGCACCTCCTGGTACCCGGCCCCACGTTCCACGACCACGACGGTCTGCGCATCGGCGCCCTTGGCTTCCAGCGTGATGCCGTAGGCCCGGCATTCACCGGCTTGGATCAGGGAGAGCGTCTCGCTGGAAATCTTGGCAAGCTTGGCGCGCTCGAAGTCCGACTTCTGCATGGCCTCGTAGGCGATCTTGCGAGGGGCTGACCATTCCTTGCGGTGGCGGTCCAGGATCTGCGCCCGCACGTCAACGGCAAAGCCCGTCGCTAATTCCTTGGAGGCTTCATCAGCCGCGATTTCGTCACTCATTGGTTTTCCTAATTCGGCCATTTTGACCTTGAATGAATCGGCCAGCGCACCAGCGCGCGCCGACAGGTTGGGTAGCGCGCGGACGGCGGGCTTCCATTGGCCCTCGGCCTTCCAGCGCCTGACGGTCCCGACTGGAACACCGATGTCGGCGCCAACCGTCTCGCATGTCGCGCCGGGCTGGCCCTCGAACAGGGCGCGGGCGGCAGCCTTGCGCTCGGGGCCAGGCGACATGGTCGTCCCCGGGGCGGTCCCCGGGAGC